AAAATGGTTTTAATACAAAAGCTAAAGGATATAGCTGGCATAAGAAAGCAAAAAAATGGATAGCTTCTATTACACTAGACAGAAAAAATATTTATCTCGGATTATTCGATACCGAAGCGGAAGCAAAGGCAGCCTACCTTCAAGCGAAAGATAAGCTGCATATTATCTAGCGACGTATCTTATTTCCAGATTTGTTTATCGCCGCACTAGCTTCGGGATTTTGTTTCATCCATTGATATGCGGACCAAGCATCGGTAAACTTTGGAATAGTCACGCCGTTGACATTGTTGCCAGTGCTTGTCTTTGCAACAGAAGATACTCTAGCTTTAGCAGCTTCTTTATCCGCTGCTGCTGCGGCTGCGGCTTTCTGGCCACGGACAATATAGTAAGCATCTTCTAGCTTTAAATCTTCTCTTTCAACAAGAAGTTTTGCAATCTCAGCCTTGTGTGTGAGAAGGTCTGGGTTTGCCGCTTTAAACGCCTCAAGCTGTGCGCCTCGCTTAGCCTGTTCTAACTCTGTTTGTAGAGGATTCAACATCTGCTGGAACATCTTGGCAGCTTCCTGCTGAATCTTTGCCGCCATTCCCTCCTCACTCCAGGGATCATACTGCACTTCTCTTTGCGCTAGTTCTGAAACATTCTTTGCAAAGTTTCCATTTAGTAGAGCTTCACGTTCTCTGATAAGAGATTCTCTTTCTAGCTGGAGCTGTCTACGCTGCTCCGCTACTTCCTGGGTTTTCTGTGTAGCCATAGATCTTAAGTTTGCTACAAGCTTTCTAGCATCTTCTGGAATATGCTGTAAGATTTCGTTATAAGGTTTTAACCCTTTATGAGTAGTTGACATAATAGGATCTTCGCTAAAATCTGCTGACATCAAATCTTCTAATGTTATCTGATAATCATCTGTGGACGCCTCAGCAGATGGTGCAACTTCAACAACTGCCTCTGGAGTAGTGCTGCTTTCGACAGCAGTTCCATTTTCTTCGTTCATACTTTTCTCCTATATATTGTTATTTTTTATTCACATTCTTGAAGCAAAAAGTGCTTCGATATTTGGAGACTCTTCTTCTGTCTTCTGCATAGCAACCTGGTCACCTGCTGGTGGCATTTCGCTTGGAGATGGAGCAGAAGCTTTTGTCTTCAAAAACTTTTTAAACGATGGAGTCTTAGATATACGATCTAGTTTACCGGCAACAACCAAGGCAGCCTGATCTCCACCCTGAAGATCCTCTATAGAGAATACTAGTTCCATTGGAGCTTCATCAGAAGCTGATGCATCAGTAACTGCCTGAGCTATCATAGATAGTCCTCTTGCTACATCTGCAGTCAATCCTTTTCCGCTTACAGCAGGAATGCCAAACAAGGGAAGAACTTTATTTAGTCCAGTGACCAATGCTGCGGTAGCCTTTGGTGAAAGCTGTACAGAAGAAAGCATATCTAGGAATCCCTGGTCCTCTTCTTCGATAGCAGATTCTATTTCAGACTCTACTCTACCTTTCATTCCTTTCATCTCTTCTTCTTTGGAACCGGACTCAATCTCTATTTCAATCATTGGTTTTGCCATAATATCTCCTATTCACTTATAGTTGTTGGGGTTATTGTATCTGATAGTGCTTTAACAGCACCACTATTTCCTAGACAATCTGATGCAGGAAGTATCTCTTCGATCGCTCTACACTGTGCAGCTTTAGATCCTCCATAGGCCTCTACTTTATCTTTATATGCTCGCAAGATTCTATCCTGTTCGTCTTTGATAGATTTCTCCTGAGATAATCTTGCCTCAACAAAGTTATCTCCGCCAACATCTTCCAAAGGAATCAAGCCTTTGCTTCTTGCAATCTTTTCTCTTTCCATAGATGTATGGTAGCTTGCACCAAGTCCACGATCAAAGAATCCGTTGACAGATGGAGCCTGGCTATCACCCCAACGCAATGGTGTTTTTGCTACAAGAGAGAATAATATTCTTCTTTCTCCGCCGCAGGTTGGACATGCCGAAGGTGATTCTGACAATCCAAGAATATCTTCATCTACAGTCTTACAGGTTTTACAGGCTATTTCTCTTAATGGCATTATACTCCCTCTGGTAATGCTATGTTCTGCTCAGGTACTCTACCTGCTAACTGCTGTGCCAACTGCTCTGCAGGAAGTTGTCCAGGCTGTTGAGCTTCTGGAGCTTGAACTGATGCTGGAACTTTGGCTTCTTCAACTTGAACTTCTGCAAAAGATTTTGGAAGATCGAACTGTCGTATGATTTCTTCTTTAATCTTGGTTGCGTCAACACCAAGGCCCTGTAAAACTGGAAGCAACTGAACCAACTCTTGTCTCTTCATGATTGAAGCAACAGGAGTATTGGACTGATCAGATGCAGCAAATCTAAACTTGCCTTCTAGCTTCTCAGCAGTTATTCTAAATACTTCTCCTTCAGTGATGATTGTATCTTCTGCATCTTCTGCCTTCAAAAGATCAATCAACATTCTGATATAAATCTGAGACATAAGTTCAATAGCTTCATCACGCTCTCTAGCCATCTTGCCAATCTCGGAAGCTGTATAGTTAGCAAGAGCAGCAACTTCTGTAGCAGAAGCTTTGGTTGCTTCACCTCTTACGAATGGAGCTAGAACAGAACCTCTCTGTAGGTCTGCTTCTACTGCAGCTAGATATCTATCAAAGTTTCCAGACAGAGCAGGTACTTCTACTGGTCTAATAATCCCCTCAAGAGATTCTGCATCTACTGGGATCATTGCACCATCTACACCTGCTGTTACTTTAGCTAGGGATTCCTCATCAAGAACTCCCTCTTTGTATAGATACTGTCTGCTGTCTCTGCGGATTGCATTGGCCCAGAATGAACGAATAATATTTTTCTCAAATACCTGATCGTAGATTCTGAACAAGGAAGAATAACCTTCCATTGGAGACTCTGGCATTCGTGCGTAGTAGAGTGGAACGATTGGTGGAAGTGGTTCGTCATCGTAAGTTCTGACAGGGATTGGGCTAACTTCATCTAGAAGTTTTTCTCCACCAGAATAGTTTGGTGACCAGATGTAGAGACAATCATACATAAGATCATAAAGTTCTACAACCTCAATGTACTTATATTCATCAGGCACATCTTCTGTATCAGCAGTCTTATATGGATTGCTATTCTGTTCAAAGTAATCAGCCTTCACAACAGCGTTGAACTTCTTAGCGCCATACATTTCTTTTGCTTTTACAACAGGACAGAAATAAGCATGACCAACATATCTCTGCTCATTCCACTTACTGGCATCATTATCGGTAATGACTTCCCATGGTGGAACAGAACGTACAGAAACCTTGTCGAATATAACTGAGCTGTTCTTGTAAGCTAGCTTGTAGAAAGAGTTTGGATAGATAAGAGCAAGTCTGCTTCCATTCTCTAGAACTTGTCGCTGGTCATATAGCCAACGATTGCAAAGAGCCTTAACAACTTTCTCGTTTCCTTTCCTGACAGAATCTCTACCAACTTCTATTGCTGGAGATTTGGAAAACAAACTAGAAATATATCCTTCGATGAATGCATAGCTATCTTCTATCTCTACGCGAATATTCGTGGGGTCGAAGCTTATATCTTCAAACATTCTGTTAGCATAAGCATTCTTCAACTTACGCATGAGAGAAGCGTTATCTCTCCAGTAGTTCTTATTATTCTGGTAGACAGCTCTTACAAAGTTACAAGTTTCTTTTTCTGATCTTGTCATTATGATGCCTCATTAATAAATGATTCGTCTAGTTTAATATCTTCTTGTACCTAAACCAATAGCAGATGAAATAATCTTATCAGCCTTTCTTGATTTAACCCAATCAGGAAGATATGGTTTTGTTGGCAATCTTACTATCTTTAAACATTGAAGTGCTAAAGCTAGTGCAACTGCAGAGTCACAGTGCGCTCCATTGGCTCTTGTTAATACTAGGTTATTATGTTTGTCTAGCTTTATAGATCTTATTTCTGACAAGGTAACAGAATCTATTTGATTTAAATATCCTGTGCGAATAGATTCTCTCAGCTCTTCAAACATCATTCGTTTGTTTGTTAGATTTGTTGTCCAGAACTTTCCAGCAGAATCAGTCCAAAGTAATGATCCGGGTAACTGCTGATTAGTCACTACCCCAACGTTATTGTTCTCGACTAGTATTTTTGCGTTATTATATTCAGCAGAAATGCTAAGTAGTTCTTCTGCTAGTTCTACTGGAGTTGTTTGATTGCATCGGAATATAGCAACAGGTTGATTCGTCATCTTTGAAAGAACTATTGCTACCGAGTAATCTTTTCCAGTGCCGCTACCAACATCGACCCCAATAGAATAACTATCATTACGATCGACATTGCACAGCATACTCCATCTACCATCTGTACGAACGGATGTAACATATCTTAAATCTTCCTCCACAAAATAAGATTGCTCCGACTGAGCGTATGCATCTGATAAGCAAGCAGGATATTCTCGTTTAAACTTATCGAGTCCAAGCTTTTCTATCATAGTTCTTCGCCAAACTACTTGACCATCAGATAGGCCATATTCTTCTTTTAGTTCTTGTTCTTCTTCTGTGAGTGAGAAACCTTTTGGAATCTCAGAAACATACTCAGCGTGATCAAACCAACGAAAAAAA